CCCGTATAGCCGCATATCGTGGTATTTCGCCTTGATAGCCAGTAGATTGCATTTGGGGGTTGAAGAAGTCTGGAGCAAACTTGTTACCTAGAGCAGATATACCAAGTCCAGTAAGTGCAGAACCGCCCTTGCTGGTAATAAAGTCTGTAAAACTAGCGTCTTCTACACCCGCAAACTTATCGACTAGATCACTAAAAAATGTGCTCATTAACCTTTTCCGAGTAAGCGCAACAATTCCTCATTGCTGTCTATAATACCGCCTTGTGCTATACGTCTTGGAGGTTGCCCAAACGGGTTAGCTGCAGCGTACCCTCCGTATGGCCCTGCCGCAGCGCGTTCCTGTTGTGGGGTGCCAAAAATACTGCTGAAATCATAAGCTGGTTCTAGTTGCGCAAGTGGCGACTGTCCTACATCTATCCTACCTTCTTCAGAAGCTAAGAGCATACTTAAAAAATCTCTTGCAGACGACTCCTTTGCACGCTGTTGTATTTGTTGTTGCGTCTGTTGTTGCATTTGTATTTGTTGTTGCTGTTGTTGCTCTAGCTGTTGTTGCAGTTCTTGTTGTTGCTGTAACTGCGAAGCAAATAGACCTGTAGCAGCGAAACGGTTATCGGCAAGTGGGTCTAGTGTTTGGTCACCCGCCAGCACATCCTGCAACAAAGCAAGGTCTGTGGCATCAATTACACCGTCGCCCGTGACATCATAAGTTAGCTGTTCTTCGGTAAATGTAAACGTAGACGGATCAGCTAGTGCTTCTTGCTGTGCAATAAGATCAGTAACAAAGTTAATGTCTGCATCTGTTACGTCTTGGGCGGGCTTACCTAAGATTGCAGCAATTGTGTCAATCTCACCACTAAGCTCTGCTTCTGTTTCACCCAGTGCTGCAAGTAGGTCTTCTTCTGTCTGACCTATGGTGTCAAGAAGCTCGTCTTTTGTTATGCCTAACTGGTCAGCAAGATCATCTATAGCAGTAGTAGTCGCTTCTTCTAAAGCTGTTATTTCATCTGAAAGTGCAGTATCTCCTGCTTCTATAATCTTGGTTAGATTGTCTTCTGTGATGCCTAAATTATCAGATACAGTTTTAATGGCTTCAGCTAGAGCTTGATCGCGGTCTAATCCAGCCGCTTCATTAACAGCAATTTGTTCCAGTAAGTTTTTTTCTACATTGCCAAGGTCTGTAGCGAGATCTGTGGCTAGATCACTAATTTCATCAGATAACGTTGATTCTGAATCAGCTATAACATCTAAAAGATTGATTTCTGTTATGCCTAAGTTTTCAGATACCGTTTTAATAGCTTCAGCGAGAGCTTTATCACGGTCTAATCCAGCCTCTTCTAACTTTGCTACTTCTTCTAGTAGGTTTGCTTCTACATTACTAAGGTCTGTAGCGAGATCTGTGGCTAGATCACTAATTTCATCAGATAACGTTGATTCTGAATCAGCTATAGCATCTAAAAGGTTGTCTTCTGTGATGCCTAAATTATTAGATACTGTCTTAATAGCTTCAGCGAGGGCTTCATCACGATCTAATCCAGCTTCTTCATTAGCAGCAATTTGTTCTAATAAGTTTTTCTCTATGTTGCCAAGATCTGTAGCAATATCTGTAGCTAAATTACTTATTTCTGTTGATAGTGCAGTATCTCCTGCCTCTATAATCTTGGTTAGATTGTCTTCTGTGATGCCTAGATTGCTAGATACAGTTTCTATTGCTTTAGCTAGAGCTTCATCACGATCTAATCCAGCTTCTTCGTTAGCGGCAATTTGTTCTAATAAATTTTTCTCTATGTTGCCAAGATCTGTGGCGAGATCTGTGGCTAAATTACTAATTTCTGTTGATAGTGCAGTATCTCCTGCCTCTATAATCTCGGTTAGATTGTCTTCTGTGATGCCTAAATTGCTAGATACAGTTTCTATTGCTTTAGCTAGAGCTTCATCACGATCTAATCCGGCCTCTTCTAGCTTTGCTACTTCTTCAAGTATGTTTTTTTCTATGTTGCCAAGATCTGTGGCGAGATCTGTGGCTAGATCACTAATTTCTGTTGATAGTGCAGTATCTCCTGCCTCTATAATCTTGGTTAGATTGTCTTCTGTGATGCCTAGATTGCTAGATACAGTTTCTATTGCTTTAGCTAGAGCTTCATCACGATCTAATCCAGCTTCTTCGTTAGCAGCAATTTGTTCTAATAAGTTTTTTTCTATGTTGCCAAGATCTGTGGCGAGATCTGTGGCTAGATCACTAATTTCATCAGACAACGCCGATTCTGAATTAGCTATAGCATTTAAAAGATTGGTTTCTGTTATGCCTAAATTATCAGATACAGTTTCTATTGCTTTAGCTAGAGCTTGATCGCGGTCTAATCCAGCCGCTTCATTAGCAGCAATTTGCTCTAATAAGTTAGTCTCTATAGCAGACAAATCGTCGGTAAAATCAACCCCCCCTAGTTCAGTGCCTGTGGTGTCTGTAACCGTATCTGCATCGGTTACGTCGCTAACGTCTACGTCTTCGATAGGAATAGTATCTACAGCATCAGCAGTATCTGCGGTATCATCTGTACCCGTTACTAGATCTGTACCTGTAGTATCTGTAACGATGCCTGCATCGGTTATATCGCTAAGATCAACTTCTTCCGTAGGAGTAATATCTACAGCATCAGCAGTATCTGCGGTATCATCTGTACCCGTTACTAGATCTGTACCTGTAGTGTCTGTAACGATGCCTGCATCGGTTATATCGCTAAGATCAACTTCGTCAGTGGGTGTAGTATCCACAGGATCAGCAGTATCTGTGGTGTCGTCTGCATCATCTAGTACTAGATCTGTACCTGTAGTATCTGTAACGATGCCTGCATCGGTTATATCGCTAAGATCAACTTCTTCTGTAGGAGTAGTATCTACAGCATCAGCAGTATCTGTGGTGTCGTCTGCATCATCTAGTACTAGATCTGTACCTGTAGTATCTGTAACGATGCCTGCATCAGTTATATCGCTAAGATCAACTTCGTCAGTGGGTGTAGTATCTACAGCATCAGCAGTATCTGTGGTGTCGTCTGCATCATCTAGTACTAGATCTGTACCTGTAGTGTCTGTAACAGTTTCAGCATCGATTATGTCGCTAAGATCAACTTCGTCAGTGGGTGTAGTATCCACAGGATCAGGGTCTACAGGGTCAGGGTCTACAGGATCAGGGTCTACAGCGTCATCGGTATCATCTGCCTGTCGAGCAAGTTCTAGTAGGTACTCAGCATTGAAATCTATCGCACTTTGTTTAACGGTGGACTCTGGCAATGTGCCATCCTCACCTACTTCACCAAGCACCTCTTCTATGGTTTGCCCCGTTATTAGTCCTTCTGGGTAGCCTGCATCTATTAGTAGCTGTCGTGCTTCTTCGGGGGTGGTGTATAGCTTGTCAAAATTACCTTGTATCTCTTCAAGGACTCTATCTGCATCTATGCTGGTCTGCTTTGCGTACTGTTGTGCTTGTTCTTCAGTCAGAGTAAGTCCTTCTGCTGCCGCAGCGTCCATGACTTCCTGAGCATCTACAAACCGACTGTCTACATATTCAGCTACCTGCGTATCTAATTCGGCATCGGGTTTGTTGCCTACGTATTCGTCTATAACTTTGTCAGACGCATTAAACTCAGGATTGGCTGTCTCAAACGCTTGTTTGACTTCAGATGCGGTTGTGTAGTCTGCATCAAATGCATCGTTTAATAGGCTAGTTTGCACCCCACCGAAGCCATCACTGGTTATGCCAAACTCGGCAAGCCTAGCTTCTGCTTCTGCGGCATCTATTAAACCTGCTTTTGCGTCTGCAATCGTTTTCTGCACCTGTGCAGAGGTAGTTTTTGCTACGTTAGCAACCACATCAGATATTTCAGCGGCTCCTGTAAGCCCTCCGCCTACACCCGTACCAACAATTCTTGCGAGTATGTAGCTTTCCGCTACATTGCCTTTTATGTTTCTGTCAGGGTCAATCTCTAGTATTGACATGTCCGTAACATATTGAACAGCGCCTTCTTCTAAACCTTCAAGCGAACCTTCTCGTACCGCTCCACTAGCAGTTCTTGATACCCTAGAAGCAAGCTCTTCCATTGCGCTCACAGCAGCTTCGTTTGTTTTAGGCCCAAACAGAGATTCCGTTAACTTTTTGCCACCTAACACCTCAGATGTAGTAAGTGCCATAATTGCACCTGTAGCCCCTGCTTTTTGTGCTACGCCTGTAGCGAACTCTGCGGCTTCTTGTAGGTCTGCATCACTAAGTTCTTGTGCTGGTAGCCCTGTTGCCTCTGCTACACGCGCATATTCTTCTTGACGTTTTCTTACAAATGTATCGTATGCGTCTGCGTATGCCTCACCAGCCGAGCCTCCTGCTGCTTCTGCTACATCACTTAATAACGTGGCATCTCTAGCAATTTGAGATGCATCCATGTTTTTGCCTATTCTTTCGGCTACTTCATCTCCATACGTAGTAAGTATTTTTGGAGTTAGTCTTGGAAGTGTTCTTGCTACTATAAATGTACCTCCACCTATAGCAAACGGCACGATCTCCTGCACAAATTCTTTGGCTACATAGTCAACAAGAAACTCTGTAGGGTTATCTACAGCCGCACCAAACATGGCCTTTCCTATTTCAAAGAAACTGTCCTGCCAATCTGCGTCTTTTGGTAGGCTGTCTTTGGCCGCTTGTATACGATCACTAATGTCTTTTAAGCCAGCTTTGTAGTCTTCTGGCTTGCTGTCTCCAGCCATTTTAGATATTGCATATAAGGTTTTAGCGATTTCAGTATTGCTTGGGTCATACCCAACTAGCGTTGCTAGTCCTAAGAACGACTGCGCTATCTCTGCACCTGCTTCTAACGCAACAGCAGTACCAACAACCCATTTATCGTCACCAGTTTCGGCAGAAGCATCTACTGCATCTTTTGCTATTTGATACAAGAAAGACGCTTCTGTTGGGTCTTCTCCTGCGGCTACCTTTTCACGTATTACCGCGTTTTCGTGCTCTCTACCTACAGATGCACTGCTTTTACCTAGCGCGTCTATATACGCTGCTTGGTCGGTTCCTGCTCTTAGCTCTTGTAACTTGGCTAAATCAGATTCTTGCACCTTCCGTGAAAAGTCTTCACTAGGATCATAGCCTAGCTCTTCCATAATCCTAAGATGCGAATAGCCGTCATCACGTAAGTCGTTGTAAATTTCTACAGCTTCGTCAAAGAAAGTAGCTAAATCATCATTTGTAGGTGAAGACACACCCTCGTCTTGAGCTACTTGTTGCGCGAGTAAAAAACAACCTTCTATAACATCGCCACTCTCGCCAATCACATCACTGAGCGCACCGCTACCAATGAGTGTCGCTGCAGTTGACAGCATTCCTTCAGCACTAGTTGGGTCAACACCAAGTCCGCCTATTTTAGTGGTTATGTTTAACCACTCAGGCATGATGTCGCCTAAGTTTGCAGTTCTAAGAAATTCTGGGGTGCTATAAACTATGCTCTCAGCAGTGCCTGCGGCTAATGCCGCTTCTCCTGCATCATTTAGTGCCGGGTCTGCACCGGGAATAGGTATTAGTTCTAATGCCCCTGCTGTAATACCTGCCGTAGCCGCTGCGGTAAGTATTTGAGATAAGTCCTTACCTTGTAGTGCAGCTATACCCCCTGATGCAATTGCTTTAGCAGCAACAGTGCCAGCAGCTTTTGACCCGAGCACCGAAGATAGTGGCCCAGTTAAAGCACCGGCTGTAATGTACCCAAGCCCTGCAAGAGCAATAGCTTTTAGGCCGTTCTCTACACTCTTATCTTTTACCTCTACAGTTCTAATTTCACCCGTAGAGAACGGGTCATATAGGTATGCAGAGCCATCTTTAGTTTGACGGTAAGGGTCAACGCCATACTTAAAGTATAGCGACTGCAACATCGGGTCGCGTGTGTGCGCTTCTTCAAGAGCTTTTTGATAGTTCAACCCTTCCGTTACCATAAGGTACGGCACTTGCTCCGAAAGTATCGGACGAACTAAAGACTGAAAGGCTTCAATATCCGATGCAGAGCTAGCAGAGTGTTTTTTGTAAGAGTCTTTGAACCCGTTAGCGGCTAGATCAACTTCTACAGGTGATATTTCATAGCCGTAATAGCTACTCAACACATTGGCTAATTCTTTCGTAGTAGTTGCGTCGGCTATAGTTGCGTAGGCTTCTATTACAGATTGCTCATTAGCACTACCACGCAGCCCCGATAAATACTCAGGAGCACCTTCTACAGTAGATAAATACAGCTCTGGAGTTATACCTCCAGAAAACAGCCCTGCAAACCCGCCATATCCTTGCCCACCTTCACCACCAATTATGTCAGCGTAAGCATCAAAACCAGCACCAGCAAAGGCTTCGTCAAACCCAAGATTGTAGTAATCGTCAGTCTTATCTATATCACCTTCGTAAGTAACACCCTTAGCCAGTAAATCTTTATATTTTTGTACGGCACCACTAAGCAAACCTTCCACGGCTATAGCAGGGTTAGGGGGTGGGGGTATAGGCTCAGGTTTGGGCTTAGGCTCGGGCTTAGGCTTGGGCTTAGGCTTGGGCTTAGGAGAAGGATAGTTCTTCTCTAAATCCTTCAAAGCCTCCAAAATATCTTCTTCGGATGGTTCAAAAGCAAAGTCAGGTGGATTAAACCGACGCATTACGACACCTCTAGCAAGCTGGCTACTACGTGCAGTCTATCTGCTGTGGCTGCGGTGACTTTTACTATTTCAGACTCTTCGATGACGAGTGGTGCAGTAAGTAGTTCTACTGTGGTATTCGCTCCTACTGCTTTGACCTTAAATACACTAAATACTGCCGAAGCAGAATCGGTGATGGTTACGGTAATCGTGTCAGCGTTACCTGAGTCTTCAGACACCAATATAGACTTGATAATAGCTGTCGTAGCTGTTGGGCATGTATACAGCGTAGTCGCAGTAGTGGCAGTTAGATCTACCTTCGCATTTTTGTACTGATTAGCCACTAACCTAAGAACCAAGCGGCAGCTTGTGCAGTAGGGGATACCGAAGCATCTCGTATACCTTTATCAAGCTGGTTAAAATAAAGACGCAGCGTGTTGTTTAGCTGATTAAACGTCCGCATGTCATACTCATTTGAAGGGTCTGGAAGAACGGGCGCTTTGAAATCTATGTTGTAACTTGTTTTGTCTACAGCCATTAGCGCCTCCCATCAGGCCGCATTTCTAAGCGCGGTGATCCTAACTGCCACTTTACTCCAAGATCGCTTGATTCTATCTTTAATGCTAGCTGTCTACCACGCACTCGTAAATCAAGCCTAGAAGTAAACGCCTCAATAGGTGCAGTTGCTGTTCTAGTTATAGAACCTGTATTTGTGCCTCCTTCAGAAGCAGGAGAGTTACGCCCAGACCCAGAGTTTTGTGCTGCAAACAAAGACAACGTAGCACTAGGACTATCTATGGTAGACCCATCAAACGTCACATCTGGATACACTTTTTGTATAAACGCAAACCTGTGACCGTCATCTAGATCAAACTGCGCGGAAGAAATAAAACTGCTCATACCAGCAGCAGTGCCTGTTTCGTTATCGTCTATACCGTCTTCATGGTTTACCACATTGTTGTTGTACGTAGCTGCCATAGGAAAATCACGTATACCTGAGTCGATCCATGCAGTTCTAGCTAAATTGCCAAAATACCAAATTCTTTGTTCGTAGTTATAGATAACATAACGATCTATGGTTGTAGCGCCACTAGAACAATAGAACCACCATATCTCGCTAAACCCTTCATTTGTACCTGCAAATACTTGGTCATACTGTTCTGTATTGAAGTCGTTAAATATGTAGCGTTTTAACGTACACGGTAGAGTTTGCACCCGCCCATCATATAAGTAGAAACCACCTACACCCATCCAATAGGCCACACCGTTTGCATAGGCAACCGTATTCGGCGATGCAATAGATAGGTTTTCTCCGACAGTTTGTGACCCCCATACAGCAGGAGCGCCAACATACTGCAAGGCATAAAGTGCAGAGTCAGTCCAAACAAGTATCTCTTGTCGGCCTTGTATAGCTGTTATTATTTCGGAGCCTTTAGACAGCCTAAGATCCCCTGCTTGGTTTGTAGCTGAAGGTGTCCAGTTAACAGCGTTTTCTTGGTCTGACCAACGCAGTAGCATCGGGTCTATATCACTACTACCAAGCACGTTTGTGCCAAAACAAAACACAAATCGGTTATCTGATACAAGTAACGTATTTACTTTTGTAGGCACGTTAGAAGCACCGGATTCGCTAGAGAGCAACACCCCACGAGTAGTCAGTGCATCAGTCGCATCCCAAAAAAATAAATTACCCCCACGAGGAGCAAATATTAAATCTTCGCCAAAATTAGATTGCGTCCATATCCGCAGTGCATCAGTAGATGTTACACCCACACCCCACGTACCAAGACCCCAACCAGCAGCACCCCAACCTACAAGCGCCTCTGCTACTGCAGGGCCAGTATTTACTTGATACACAGCGGTCACAGAGCCACCACCCGAAGCTGAAGAACTTGCAGCCTCACTAGCTGTTATGGTGTATGTGTTGCCTGTTAAGTAAGTTATTTGAAACTCACCGTTTAGAGTCAGCCCACCTACAGCAGAAGCGCCACTAAACGTAACAAAGTCATTGTTTATGTACCCGCCAGCGGCATCTGTGACTGTAACTGTGGTCGATCCACTTACAGTGGTAAAAGGGTCAGTAAGCGATACAGACGCACGTATGGGAGTGATGTCGTAATACGTTCCACCCTGTTCTATGTAAAACTTTAGATTAGTGCCCACACCAAGCAGCTTTTGACTACCTAGCGTTACCCAAGAAAACAAAGACCTAGCAACACCAAGAAAAGAGTTGGTAGAAATACGATTCCACCCGCCCAATTTTTCTGGCATTCCCCGTCTAAACCGTACTTTGTCGCAGTCGTACCAGCCCCCCTCACTTGTATAGCGAGTGTTCTCTCTATCTACTCCGGGCTTAAATACCATTTTCTGTAGTGGCATTACTGATACTCTCCTGTTCGGATCATTTCAGTCACCTCTACGGCACGATTGCCTACCTGTTGACTCCAGCGGCTGTCCATAAACTCGTCGGCTGCTATATCAAATTGCTCACGAGACATGGCTTCAATTGCTTTGATAAACCCACGCAGCCTTGTCTGACCCAGATTAAAACTGATGTCGATCATTGCATCCTGACGCGCTTCGTTAAGGGCAGGGAACCAAAAATACGTGTCAGTTAATTCTTGTCGGACACGCTCTATATCATTGTTCAAAAGGTAATCTATTTCGTCATCAGATAACCCAAGACCGGAGTCAGCTATATTGCGGCCAACACCAATAGTTTCATAGCCAGCAGAGCACATATAAACTTTAGAGCGAACACCTTCATGGCGTTTTAGCATTTCGATTAATTGGGTCATTACTTCTCCCTGCTAACTCCTTTAACCTTCTCCACGGTTCTCATCGCTCCAATCCCAAGCATTCCCATCATAACAGGCACAAGAAGTGTCGTATCTACTTCTGGCACGTTTACCCAGATGCTAATTATGTTGGCGATAATTGTGTTGTACAGCAGCCCTAACGCACAGATCCAACCGATAGCGGGTCGCCAGCCCGCTACAAATAACGATTTATGTGCAGCTTCTATCTTGTTGATTTCTAATTGGCCTTTGAGCGCTTCCTGAGCGTGGCGCTCTGCTAAGGTGCTCAACTCGAAGGCGATGCGATTCTTCTCGTCCTTATCTTCAATAACCTTGTCAAGCAAAGAGGTAGCTGGGCCTATAAGTGAACTGAGTATGCTCATTACGCCCACCCGCTATATTTGGCAAAACACTTGCCACAAAGCAATTTGGTTTTAAGATGCACGAAATCCATCACTGCCCCCGGTCTTTTACAGCTAGCGCAACGTAGTGTAACTCGTCTCTCATCGCTCATCTTCCTCGTGCCATGTATGCAGTTGCACCAAAGTATAATCCTACAATAGACGCTTGGCTAAGGAACAACATGTCACTTAAAGACGCCAGAGTGGACAAACGAGATTCAGGTATGAAGGGCAGAAGTGGTAGTAAAGCGAAAACCACCATACTGCTAAGACTAACCCAAGCCATTCGGCGTTGACTGTCTGCTTTCTCTTCACGCAGTTCGATTTCAACGAGTTCTTGATTTCTTGCCAATTCTTCATCGCTGACCGTCCCGTCCCCGTCAAGATCATACTGAGCATACCTTGATTTGGGTTCTAGTTTCTTAGGACTCATTGTCACTCCGGCTTCTTTGGATCACGAAAGAATATCTTATTCCCAGCGTCCGATTGCGGTATTTCACGGACAGCGCAATAAGTTGAGAAGAAACGGTTGTTGCTCAGAAGCTCGTTAATTTTGCCCACCGACTGAGCATTGAGCGCATTGCTATACTCAAGACATGACGTAAGTTCTTGAAAATAGAACTCTTGACCCGTAGGTTGGCCGCGCTCAAGGACGATCAATACGAATACCATCATGGTCATGCTTTAAGATCCACGATGTCTTGCCGAAAAACCTTTGGAATTGAGGTCTGCACCTCTCCGTTGCGAAACTCATAGACAAACTCAAAGTAACGACTTACCGCCTCCTTTTTAACAAGAGACACCCGCGAAATAGAATCTACCCTATAGGCGTCATGGATCTCTTTGGGCCTGTAAAGGGGAGCGTTTACGGAGTTTGGAAAGGGTGGTATTTCCATTATAGCCTACGCTTTTTCTCAACGGCTTGAGTTCTAGTAGCTTTGGGTCTAAGAAGTTCCCAACTAAGTAGCTCTACATCAAGCTGATGTGCAGTGCCTAGAACACGGGACATGGTATTTTGAACGTAAACTTGCGCCCCATACCCGCACTGGCGGTGGTTATAACGCATCCATTCTTTTGCGATGCAGTGCCGATACTGTGGCGGATCTACTAATTCCAACATCCGCCATTCTCTTAAATCACAGTATAAATTTGGGTTTGCT